TGTACTTCTGGTTCTGGTGCTTGACTCTCCTGAGTCTCTTGGGTTTCTTCGGTCATGCTGACCTCCTGTTTGTTATATCTAAAATCTTATAAATTAAAAGGGGGATGGTGGGGATCGAACCCACGCTTATATTTAAGGGTATATATTAGAGCCTGTCATCCCCCGATCTCAAATGTTTCAGCCTTTACAGTGTAGGCATTAATGTTCTTATCAAGCTGTCGCCCAATCATATCTTCAATCACCCTGTAATTTTTATCTCTTAGATCAGCCAACACATATCCACGCTCGGCATTTCCTTCTATAATATCCCCATTAGCAAAGACAAGTTTGAACCCGTCCTTGATTGACTTGGCACTGATTCGCCTAAGTGTTTCCCCCGTTAATTTCATGTTGACAAATGATGTGGTTGTGTCCAGTGATTTTCCCTTGAACCCTTTAATACGATCTCCCCTGCCTGTTTTCTTTAATCCTCGCCCATATTTTCTCATGCTCCTCGCTTTATATCTGACATAAGAATAAGGATTCTCAGGAGAGGCATAACTAAAACCGCTTTTATCATTCTGGAATTTTCCCTTAGAAGCATCAAGGATAATCAATGACTTGGCTTTCTCTGCGGCTTGTTTGAACAGCCCCCTTGTAATCTTTGGAATATCTGCCGCCCTACTCATGCCACTACCCAATCATGCCGACAGTTGAATCCACCCCTGTCAGTTAAGCCCACAGGTAAAGAAGCTATTTCGTCAACCGTGTAGCCCGTATCATTCTGAGCATCATCAAGGACGTTGGCACATTCCTGCCTATTTAGATTGTCTCTGACACCCACATAAATAAACTTCTGATCTGTTTTCTCTTCAAAAGCCTTAAACGTCGCTGAGTTAGAGAACCGTGCAAATGAATCATTAACTATCATATTGACGTTACTACTGGACAATTCTTTGGCTACTGTTTCCCCCAATCTCTGAGCGATGGATTGACCACTCTCACCTGATATAATACCCTTGAGCATTTCAGTCCTGAGTTGATCCGAATATCCCCTTGCCCGTCCTAAAAGAGTCCTCGCATCTAATTCCTTTATCAATTCAAGAGATTCAACCGAACCAACTGAGACTTGCAACCCCTTCTTAGATGCCTCAGAAAATACCTTTGCCGCAACATCATCATAATCATCCATTAGCTTTTGAAGGGCATCACTATATCCGAGCCTGTTCAATTCAGCAAAGAAATCCAATTCCCGTGCTATGATCGCCAAATTCTGATCGCTTAACGTGGAAAGACGTGATGCAAGGGTGGGGAGTTCCCTTGTCAGCTTTGCCTGTAATTGTTCAAGGACTTTCATAAAATCATCTGCGGGTTTAGGCATTGACCAATCTCTCCACTAACGACTGAGCGGGTTGGGCCGCCTGGACCTTTGCCGTTGTCTCGGCCTGTGCCTCACCAATCCGTTCCTCTATTTCGCTTTCGTCCATGTCAGGATTAAAGTGTCTGAACCAATCCTTCTTGGTAGCCAGACCATTCGCCCACTTCCACTCCCATTCTTCTCTCTCCTGTTGAGGAGATAGGGGGATGTGAGGCTCGGAAAAATCTACCGAATGTTCATCGCTTATGTTTATCCCGTTGGTTTCCAAGATAATCCTGTCTAATGCAAATCTTTGTTTTTCAAACTTCCTCCACCGTTCAAAGTCAGCCATGACAGCTTCGGTGAGATCAACCTCGAGGATCCGCTGATGTTCGCCAGATGTAGAACCCGCATCGCTACCCCATTTGACTTTGAGATGGAGAGCGTGGGCTGTTGTCTCCACTATCCATTTCATGTTCTCCCTGATCTCCCTTAACGACCCCGATGGTGAAACGATCTGGTAGTTCGCTCCTTCTGGTAGGACTAATAATTTTGAGACATCCATCTTTATCCGCGTTGTTTCATCGACTCCCGTTAAAACGCTTTGCCCCAAAGATTGATACATATTTCCGAGCGATAGCTGAGTGCCGAATACGTTGTAAAGCAGATTGGAATTGGCGACCATTTTCCCTTTACCTGTACGCCACCACTCGTTACCCATCATAGGATAAAGATGACTCCAGACAATAGGCACAACACCATAAGGGTTTACGTCCTGTTCGTTCACATGGACAATCCGACCACCCTTCAACATCTTGAAATGAACCTCATCGCTCCAGTACACCCACTCCTGTTCGTTCTCTTTGGCTTGACCATGAGAGAACAGGGGATATACAATGCCAATGGGTTTCGGATCGTTAGCAACGAAGATAGGTTCAAAGTCAGTGAGTACATGAGAGTCCAACACTTCTTTGTCCTCATCGTAATATCGGAGCATGGCTATCGTGCCGAGGAGTCCAGTAAGCCTGTCCACCTCAATCATGTCTTGATTTAAATCACCCATCAACTCATGGTAACGCTCATCAGCCTTCCGCTCTGGAGCGGTCTTGTATGCGACAAATCGGGCATCAATTAGCTTCTTCGTGACGTTGACTGCCATAGGGGGAGCATATTTGAGAGCCATAGGATCGAACCACTTGCGAGTCTCTTCCTCAAGATTAATCCCTTCGTAATAGTTCATCGAATTAATCCTGTCCTCACGCTCTCTAACGTGGGATTCCTCTATCCATTTCTTTATACTTGCTATTACACTTACTTCGCTTAAATCGGGAATAATCATTTACCAATACCTTTGAACTTCAATCGCCTCCCGCTTAACGATCGGAAACCTGTTGACGAAAAAATAACGCACGGCATCCATTCCGTGATCGTGCCGCCCATCCTTTAACGGCTCATCCTTGAGCCTTTGGTTCTCTCTCTTGTCTGGATAGCGGTAGTTTTCAAAATCTTCTATGATTCCTTCGCACTTGTCTGAGATGAATAATCTTGTTTTACCCTCTGCGTTTTCGAGATACGATCTAACCAGATCAATACCTGAAGCGATTGAACGGCTGACTTTATCTCTTTTGAATCTTGGGAATATCCCGTGCCTCTTAAATATCTCGACATCTCCCAGGCCCGAGGTTGATTGGACTCCTGCCCCTGCGGGATCGCAGATGTATTGCTGAACAGGATAATCTTTCTGAAGAATCCTGTTAGCCAACTCCTCAGTCTTGATGTTTGTTTCGTGGACGATCTCATCTATAACGTGAACCTCATGCCGACCATCCACCTTGCCAACCTGTAACCACACAACGGAAGGCATACGGTAGCCAAAATCAACAGAGCAATAAGTCTCCCAATCAGGGTTGAAATCATATCGACCAACGTGAATGTCTCTGTCGAAACTGAATACCGTCCCTGCCCATGAAGTAAACCTGGCGAGATACTCCTGTTCATAGGTTTCCTTTGTGAGTTCGTTCTTGAGGTCATCTATGTTATCGCTGAAATACCTCGAACTTGTAGAGGGGTGTTGCCATGAATCCCATTCGGCGTAATCACCAGACTTGCCTCTTGCGTAGAGATCATAAAGCCAGTTGTATCCCCGAGGTGTAGAGACCAGTAAAGCCCATCCTCCCCGATCTGAAAGGGTAGGTCTGAGATATTGCTCCCATATAGTTCTGGATACAAGTGCCGCTTCATCAATGATAAGCCAATCAAGTCCCTCTCCGACAAGCCCTGTATCAGGGGAATCGGCAGACTTGATCCAGACCTCTGAATTGTTGATGAACTTGGCATAGAAAAGCTGTCCATTGATGACTCGTTTGTTTGTGGTAGGGAACTTGTACTTGAGGATAAGGTTCTCGTTAATCTCACGACCAACCTTAGAAGCAAGTTCATAGGAAGGAGCAACAATCCAACCCCGAGTATTTTCACGAAGTATAGCAACCTCGGCTTCCCTTGCCGCTCCGAAGGATTTTCCACTACGTCTGCCTTGTATATTTACTCGAAATCTTTTTTTGCTGTTATGCAAATCCCACTGGATAGATTCAGGCTCATAACCTATCCGCTTAAAATAATCAGCTTTCAGGCTTATAAAGTTCTGTTACGAGTTCCTGCCACTCATCAGAAACTACGCTTCGCTCTATTGCTTTCCCCTCCGTCCTGTCAGCTATGAACTGCACGGCCCACCATTTCCCATCAACAGCAAACCCGAACACCTTCCTCAATACCACCTCAAGTTTAGACAACCCATCGACCGAGCCTTCTTCTGAACCGATCTTCCTGAGTAGGTCAGGGATTGATTGCCTGTTGGGCGGCCGTCCTTCTGGATTGCCAGACACACCCGATTTGAATGTCCCGTCTGCGTTCCTGTTATCTCCTGTATCATCAGGCATGAGCCGCTTCTAATCTTGTCGCTTCCTTCCCTGTAAATTTTTCCCACCGATTAACTATCACATCGCAGTAATGCGGGTCAATCTCCATCCCGTAACACTTTCTTCCTGTCTTTTCACAGGCTATTAGTGTTGAGCCAGAGCCGAGAAAAGGGTCATAAATCTTTTCATTTTTCTTGAAGCACAATCTTTCTATTAACCAATCCCATAATGCCATTGGTTTAGGACAAGGATGGTCTATGTCTTTCAAATTCGATGGCGTGTTCAAATCAACGGCATCAGGACGACACCCTTTAGTGTTTGATAAAGATGGGTCTTTCCCGTAACATAAGATCGGTTGCCAACAATTAAATCCCCAAGGTGATCTAAATTGACCTCCACCATAAAACCAACACATCACCCAATTTGGCTCGGGATAAAGCCATTGCCTTGTTACCCCGCTCGTAAAAACAACAACATCAGATAATTCTCTCGAAATAGGCAACCATTTATCAGCCATATTTGCGACTGCTTCAACAGAATCATCAAACTCTTTATATTCTAAATCAATACCATAAGGCGGGTCTGTTAATGTTAAATCAGCCTTCTGCCCTTCCATCAGCCGTTCAACATCTTCCTTTTTTGTCGCATCCCCGCACAGGACTCGATGTTCCCCCATAATCCACAAATCCCCTGCCTGAGTAACCGCTTCCTCAACTTCGGGGATCTCGTCATCTTCAATCAGTCCTTCTTCTGGCTCATCCACCCAGAATTGGAGATCATCTTCCGTAAACCCCCACTCTGTCAGTTCCCCCACATCAAAATAATTCGCCAGGGCATCGTAGTCCCACTCCCCCACGTTACGATTCAGCCTGACGTTCAGTTCTTTCTCTTGGTTCAGATCAAGACTCAGCTCCACGCAAGGGACTTTGTCGATACCCATGTCCTTTGCGATTCTCAATCTTTGGTGTCCCCCGATCACGATATTCTCCCGATCTGGATGTTTGTTAATGATAACGGGATCAACCAAGCCAAACCTCTCCATTGAATCACGGAGACTTTTGTACTGGTCTTTGGTAAGCTGTCGTGGATTGTATTCGGCAAAGATCAGCGTTTCGATTGGATGATAAACTGTCGTTAAATCCACATACCGTTACCTTCTCTATAACCGCTGTTATCCTTTTCCATATATTTGAGGTAGCTACCTCGATTGAAGGGTGGTCGGTTTCCCGTCCCTTGAGAATACTATATGACGGTTGTCAAACCCTTACAGGTATAGTGATCTGGCTCGTTCAACACTCTCAGGGCTAACCGAAAGTGTCTGAGCAATTTGTACATCTGAAAAGCCCAAAGTCACAAGATCAGATAATCTTTGGGGGTCTATATAATCAAAAGGTGGTTTGGTTCGTTTCCCAATGTCCTCCTCGGGATCACCAAGAACATGAACATATTCCTGCGTATCTTTGGAATCTCTTTGCGACAGGCTTGAGTGATTGGCTTCAACTTCCTGCCAATCCACATGATCCACTATTTCACGATCATAAACATCCTCACCATTGCTTTTGTATTTAGATTCATATTCATTGACAATCTTTTCATAAGCTTCAATTTGTAATTGACCATAAACCCTTTCTTCTGCAGCATAACAATCAATACCGTAAATCTGCTGAATTGCACCTATTTCTGGATCATCTTCATCAAGGACAACATCTTCTATAGCATCCCGTAACTTCTGAGTTTCATCAGTCATCTTGTCTCTCATAGTAGTCATCATGTCTCTCATAGTAGGTGAGAAATGGCACTCTTTTTAAGGGGGGAAAGGCTGTAAGTTAAAGAATATAGAGAGAAAAAAGTTTTTCTAATGGCACTTCAAGGACATTCAATTCCCCTTTTTCTTATTCTTGTAATATGGTTTCTCACTGCCCTTCTTGAAATTCCCATTTTCTCAGCAATCTGTGCTTGGGTACCCCCACAACACCTATCCCATAATACATCGAACTGTTTTCTGGTAAGTCGCCTTTTCGGGGCGTAGGGAATATCCGTAGTCGCATAGGGCGGCTTATTTGTGTTCCGCATCTATATCTCCCGCAAGATAGAGGTTATTTGTTCTTCAGCAATTCCTGTATCGTCAGTTGATCTCCCAACCAATCGTTCAATCTCATGTCTGCCCTCCATTTCCCCTGATGCTTGTAGATCAATATGGGGGTTTTTACGACAGGGCAATCACCTTCAGCCTGTTTGATCCACTTGGGAAGAACAAGGCTTTTGGTGTTCTTTATTTCAAAATGGTAATTATACAGATGGCTGTCAATGTCAATGTCTATAATATCACCCTTAAAAGACAACCCTCCTGAGTTCGGTGTCCTTCGACAGTTGACCCCGAGGGTTTTGTTGATTATCTTGGCGACTTCCCTTTCGCCACGCTTTCCTTTTTCGTTAATGTTCAGTCATACACTCTCTTTTCTCCCTATATGTTATTTGACTCGTATCTTTTCCAGTGTCTCTGTTTGCTGTTTGCTTTCAATGACCCGTTTGCTCTGTTATATGTTTCCAGACATTTCTTAGCCTTTCTCACTAAGGCTCTTGCTACTGGATTCTCATGGTCAACCACATCAATCAAATTGTCTATCGTGCGAATTAATGTGGTACAGGTTCGAGATTGCAGAACGGTTGTGTCTAAGTGTGTCCTCATTTTTTCTCCTTTTAATT